AAGAGTCTTCAGTTCATCTACACTGGACGCACAAAAGCCGAGTATCATACACCCGGTAACAGCATACTAGGTAACTCTGATGGAGCACCTCCAGTAGCTGAAAAAACTATTACATGCGATGACCTATTAATTAGTTCTGCGTTTGTATATGAGCTAGATGAAACATTAGCACACTACGATCTACGTGGTGAGATCTCTAAGAAGATCGGTTATGCTCTAGCTGAGAAGTACGACAGACTCATCTTCCGTCAAATTGCGAAGGGTGCACGTCTTGCTTCACCAATCACAAAGTCTGGCTTTGTAGAGCCCGGTGGAACACAGATTAGATTAACCAGAAGTGGTGTAACAAACGCTACTGCTGCTTATGACTCTACCTGTTTAATCAACGGTTTCTATGATGCAGCCGCAGCACTTGACGAGAAGGGATTATCTTCTGATGGCAGAGTAGCTGTGTTAAACCCAAGACAATACTATGAACTTATACAAGCTGTTGGTTCAAGTGGTCTTGTAAACAGAGACGTACAAGGTACAGCCTTACAGTCTGGACAAGGTGTAATTGAAATTGCAGGCATCAAGATCTACAAGTCAATGAACATTCCATTCTTTGGTAACTATGGTACTATCTACGGATCTGCTGGAGCTGCTAACCCCGGTGTAACATCACCCGGAAACGTAGGTTCATTCGTTGGTAGCGATTCCGAGTTAGAAGATGCTAGATCAAACGTGACTGGTATTGAAAACAACTACGGTAATCACTCTGACTTCGCTAACTCTTGCGGTCTTGTCTTCCAGAAGGAAGCTGCTGGTGTTGTAGAAGCTATCGGACCACAGGTTCAGGTAACTTCAGGAGACATTTCAGTGGTTTACCAAGGTGACGTGATTCTTGGACGTTTAGCAATGGGTGCAGATTTCCTAAACCCTGCTGCGTGTGTTGAGTTCCTTGCTGGAGCAGATGCTGGTTCTACTGGTAATGCTGCATTTGGTGACAACTATCCAACTAACGCTTAATTTTATTTTTATACGGGGACTTCGTGTCCCCCTTTTTTTATGGCTTCCACAACTATTGACCTCGATACCGAACTATCCGCAGTTAACTCAATACTGGGAGCTATCGGGCAATCACCAATAACACAACTCAAAGACCCTACAACAGGGGCAATAACAAACGCTAACCCAGAAATACAATTTATATATAATTTACTCAAAGATGCTAACGTAGATGTACAATCAGAAGGTTGGCATTTTAATAAAGAGAAACATGTAGCATATACTGCTGACTCTGTTACTGGCAAGATAGCCATAGGAGCAGACGTATTACAAATGGATGTAACAGATGGATGGAAAACCAGACAGTACGATGTCGTTAGAAGGAGTGGTTATCTTTACGATAAGTTTGACCATACTGATGATTTCTCTGACGTAGGTACTATCTATTTAGACATTGTTAAGCTATATAACTTTGATGACTTACCACCTGTGTTCAGAAGATTTATTACTTACAGAGCATCAAGGCAGGCAGCTGTACAGTTAGTATCTAATCCCGGATTAGTACAACTTATAGGAGTACAGGAACAACAAGCAAGAGCTGCACTTATGGAGTATGAATGTAATCAGGGCAACCATTCTATGTTTGGTTTACCAGAAGATAGTTCATATACAGCTTACGAACCATGGAGGAATCTAGCTAGATAATGGCAAATATTAGACAAACTGTACCGGCTTATGCAGCTGGTATATCAGAACAGCCAGACCACTTAAAATTTCCCGGACAAGTTAAGGACTGTATAAACGCTGTACCAGACGTAACCAAAGGTTTGTTTAAAAGACCGGGTGCTAGACGTGTAGGTACAACTAAATTACCTAACGTACAAAGTGGTGGATCATGGTTTCACTACTACAGAGATGAGTCAGAAGGATCTTATATAGGTCAGGTAGCAGCTGATGGTCAGGTACGTGTATGGCGTTGTAGTGACGGTACACAGATGACCACAGCTTATGGTACTGGTGGACAGACAGCTATACAAAACTACTTAGCTACAAGTACACCAGAAAATATACAAACACTTACAATTAACGATACTACATTTTTAAGTAGTAGAGATACAACTAACTCTAATACATTAGTTGGTACTACAGGTACAACAGATGATAGACCAGAAGCTCATTGTGCTTTTGTTGAACTAACACGAACAGAAAACGGTAGACAATATGCTGTAAACATTTATGATGATAGCTCCACAGGTAACTTAACAACAGTTAACAGAGCTACACGTGTAAAGATTACAGCTAATACTTTTAGTGAAGCAGATGGTACAGGATCGTGCCCCGGTATAGGTACAGAAGTATTTAGTGTATCTAAACCCGGAGGTAACGGATCTGGTATTGGATCTGGTAACGGTAAAAACTTAACATTCAGACTTACAGCTCTAGGTCAGCAAGGTATTAGCCCTAACTATAGTGCTGCTAATGAAGGTCCGGGTGGAAGTAACTATAGAGCAAGTTACAGCCTTGAGATAGTATTACTACATGGTGGAGAAGGTTGGACTACAGGAGAGACTGTAACAATCAGCCCTTCATTTGCTAGTACCGCTGCTGCTGGTGGCGGTCAAGCTACCATAACAGTTAGAATCGAAGATCATGAATCTACAGATGTAAAAGCTACAGTAGCAACTAACCATGATGGACTTATACGACCAGCTCCCACACCTTTTGATGCAGACACAGCTGTTACAGCAGAGTCTATATTAGGTGGTATGACAGACAGTTTACCATCAGGTATAACTGCTAAAATTATAGGTACTGGTGTATACTATTCTAGTGCTAACCCTTTTACTATAGAGGTTCTGGAAGATGACATTATGCGTGTATTTCAGAAGTCTGTTAACGATGTATCTCGACTGCCTGCTCAGTGTAGACATGGATATATAGTTAAAGTATCTAACGCACGACTATCAGATGAAGATGACTACTACCTAAGATTTGAAGGTAACGATAATCTTGATGGTTCGGGTTCATGGGTAGAATGTGCAAAACCGGGTATAGCTAAAAGCTTAACTAATATGCCACTGGTTGTACAGCGTACAGCTACAACTACATTTACTGTTAAACAGTTTACATATGCTGATAGAGGTGTCGGTGATGACGTCACTAATCCACTACCATCATTTGTAGGCAAACGTATAAACAAAGTAATATTTTTTAGAAACAGGCTAGCTTTACTGGCTGGAGAAAACATAGTATTATGTCGACCCGGAAGTTTAGGTACACCTGATTTTTTTGCAGAATCTGCCTTAGCAGTAGGAGCAGCAGATGCTATTGATATAGCCTGTGCCTCTACATTTCCATCTGATATATTTGATGGTATAGAAGTTAACAGTGGACTGCTAGTATTTAGTACTAACCAACAGTTTCTACTGTCATCAGATGCTGAAATACTAAACCCAGAAACTGCTAAACTACGTAGTGTATCTACCTATAATTATAACAAAGCAATCTCACCAATCTCATTAGGTGTGACTGTAGCGTATGTAGATAACTCAGGTAAGTTTAGTCGATTTAATGAAATGGCTAACGTCAGACGAGAGGGAGAACCTAACGTCGTAGAACCTAGTAAAATTGTACCTACATTATTAGCCAAAGATATAGACCTTCTCACAAATTCCAGAGAAAATTCTATGGTGCTTTTTGGTAAAACAAACTCTGACACAGTTTTTGGATTTAGGTACTTTAACGTAGGTGACAAACGTCAGCAGCAAGCATGGTTTAAATGGAAGTTTAACAATCCATTATTATATCATTTTATAATTAATGATGACTACTTCTTTTTAGATACAGATAACTTTTTACAGACTTTAAGTCTTGTACAAGATGATGATGATATTAGTATAGATCAGGACGGTGTAAATTATCTATTACATTTAGATAACTATACAACTGTAACTGGTGGATCATATAGTGCATCTACAAATCTAACTACATTTACAAACCAATCTACATGGATACCTGATGTAACAACACCTAACGGTACTCTAGTAGTTATAGATAAGGACTCTGGTACAGCTAGAGTAGGTCGGTATGGTATAGCAACCTTAACAGGTAATAGCCCTAACGATGATTTTACTTTAGTAGGTGACTGGTCAACAGGCACATTTAACATAGGTTACTTATATGATTATCAGGTAGACTTTCCTACTATATACCCTACACAGGTACAGGGAGATAAGTCTAACTCTGATGTGAACGGATCTCTTGTGCTACACAGACTACGTGTACACTTTGGAAAATCAGGGCTATATGAAACTACACTTACAAGAGTAGGTAAGCCTGCATATACTGAGGTCTATGAGTCTACTGAGTTAGACGAGTATGAAGCATCAGATGCACCATTTGTAGAAGAAGTAATACGTACAGTACCAGTCTACGAAAAGAATATAAACGTAGATATTACAGTTAAATCTACGCACCCATCACCAGCTACATTGAGAGCTATGTCATGGGAAGGATCATTTACACCCAAATTTTATAAGCGTGTCTAAATATATACACCCGATTACAATGAAGGCTGCCTACGAGGTAGCCACTAACTTACGTCCAGAAGACCGTAGAGAGCTCGAAGAGGGATGGGGGGTAGAATCTATCCGCCACCTTCTTTCAGCTGCTTACACGACCCCCTGCGTGTATTTCACTGCACCTAGCGGCAAGGCTGCCGGGATGGCTGGAGTTGGACAACGAGGAGACATATGGATGCTATGTACTCCCGCTATTTATGAAAAACCGATAATGTTTGCAAGAGAGGCGAAGAGGTATGTCGATGGCCGTCAAGAACCCCTCCTCTGGAACATTGTTGACAAACGAAATACAGCCCACATCAGGCTGTTAAAATTTTTAGGATTCAAGTTTTTACGTCAAGTACTACACGGTCCTAACTACTTACCCTTTATTGAGTTTTGCCGTGTGCGCAGATGCTAATGCCGGAGCTCGCTTTGCAGCGAAGCAAAAATGGCTAGATAAAAATGCTAAATACAGGTCCGAGGGACTTAAGTATTTTAACAGAGAAGCTGGATATAAGAAGTCCTTACAAGACAATGTAATTGGATTCAGTCGAGCAACAAGTGATGCCTACTCTAAAGCAGTATATGCTAGAGGTAGTGCTATGAAACAAACAGAATCATTAATGAAAAATTACTTCCGTAAACAAAAGGTCAACCAAGGCGGTAGATCGAGAAGTTTTGGAAGAAGTGCAGAGCTGATGAACTTGCTATTTGCTAAGGGTGCTCTGAGAAACAAAGTACGAAATCAGTATGGTCGAAATCAAGCGTTAAGTTACCAGCGTAATTTACGTAAGAAACAGTCTATGGATGCTAAGAACAGAAAGACACTTGGCTTTACACCAGAGTATGGTGCACCAGTTATGATGCCGCCTAGTGATAGATTCAGTACATTCCTAAACTTTGGTTTACAGGTTGGTAGTATTATTGCTAGTGCTTCCTCCTCTGACATTAAAGAAAAAGAAAATATAACATATGTAGGTAGCTCACCACAGGGTCACAACATATGGGAGTTTAACTACACAGGATATCCACAACGCTATCGTGGAGCTATGGCACAAGAGGTTGCTAAGATTAACCCTATGGCTGTAGGTATCAGAGATGGTAGTTTAACTGTAGACTATAGTAAAATTGACGTAGACATGGTGGAGGTATAATGACTACCCTACAAAAATTAATTAATCAAGCTAATGATGCACCACCCAACATTAGTGATACCAACTATTTATCTACAGATGCTACTGTTGGATTAGTAGAAGAAAAGAACAAAGAAATAGATAAGTCTATAAAAGATACATCTGATTTCTTTCAGCAAAGAATAGATAACTTTAACTCTTCCCATAGTCGGAAGATGGAGAATATCAATAAACTGATAGAGTTTATACCTAAAGCTAAAACTTTAATTGATAACAAGATAAACTTTGATAACGACATTAATCACATCCAGATGATTAAACAGGCTGGTGAGGACTATGAAGCAGACATGCTAGACTCACAAGCTGAGACTATGGATAATAAGATTAGTGTCGGATTACAAGGTGCAGCTGGAAACTTAGTAGCAACTAATGGACCTAAGTTTGCCAAAAATATGGCACTTATAGGGTCGATAGATACTGAACAGCTAAACACAAGACAGATATTAGATCGTTATTCCTTACAGTTACCAGCTTTAATGGCTCAGGCTAAGGGTACTTTACAGTTACCCGGTGGACTAGGCTATGGTGACATTACTAATCCTGATGATATTAACCAGTGGTCTTTAACTGCTCAAGGTTTAGTACTAGGAGAAATCTACCGTAACAATCCTGACATAACTGACAGAGAAATTAGAAAGTATTTATTACCTTCTATGCGGAATACTGAGAAAAACCTGATGGCACAGTGGGCTAATAGACAAGATACTATAGCTATGGATGCCTACGGTAAAAACCGTATGATTAAAGTATGGGATTCAGCAGGGGGCGAAGCTCCTATTGAAGCTAATTTTGGTGCTACAGGTTTTATACAGCAAAGAGCTGCATACTTTGAAGAGATCTACCCCGGAAAAGGGCTACGATTTGCTAGAGAAGAGTGGGTTGACACCATGACACAGGGTATAGAAGCTCAGTTTGTGTCACAACAAAGCGTTGATACATTACTTGATACTCCGATCAAATGGAATGATGGTAGTACAATGACTTATACAGACAAGTTTCCAGTAGAAGCTGTGAAAATGAGAGGTGCTGTAGCAAAGTCACATCTTGCTATGAAACAAGAATCTGACGAGTTAGAAAAAAGCACTAAAGAGTTATGGAAGTTTGAAAACATAGAAAACCATGAAGGTGTTAAAGATCTTGATTGGATAAGAAAAACTGCTAAAAGCTGGAGAGAAAACTTTAAAACTACTGAGTATCCAGAAGAGTTAAAAACAGCATATACTGTTGGTTATGAAGACGAAGTAGAAAGAGTTAGAAGACTATCTTTTTTAGCTGGACAAGGTGAGGTAGTGACTGAAGATGATATTGCTACTATACAAAACCCTACACTAAAAGCAGAAGCTGCAAAACTTGTTAACAGAACGCAAAATGGTGTACCAACATCAATCATGGAAGAAAGTGAAAAGTACCTTAAAGCTAAGATAGCTGAGTATACATTTGAAAATGACTTAAGTAAAGCACAGACTCCTAAGTTTAAAGCTATTGAGCGTAACATGATGCGAGATTATAAGATTGAGTTTGCTAGTTTAAAAAAACTAAATCAATCTGATGAAATGGCACAGCGTGGAGCTGAAGATTATGTTATCGAAAAGATGCGTAAAGGTACAGGTAAAAGAGGTGAAAACGCTTACGATACATTACCAGTATATCAATATAATAGCACAGCTGCAAGTGATTTATCCATAGCTAGAACAGCGTATGTAGTTGATAAAGAATTATTATTTAGTACTGCACCACTAGCTGGTGAAGAAGCTTATTTAGATGCAGCAGAAAAGTACTGGAAGTCTGATTTTAAACGTGGTTCATTACCAGAATATTATCGAGCACTATCTGCTCTATTCCCTGCGTTAGATCCACATGACTTTGCAAAAACTAGGCTAGAGTCTACAGGGCGGATCAAGCAAGGTTTAGGTACATATGTAAATGTAGAAGACTCTAGAGATTTTACAGATAAAAATACATCATCAAAAACTTATCGTAATGTATTAACTACTGGTAATATGAATTGGATGTTAGAAAATATAACTAATCCAGCTTACAATAAAAATGGTGGTTTTGATGCAATTACTAAAAATGGTAAATTTGTACAATTAGATAAACCATTAACTCAACATACTTTAGGTGAGGTCTTAGAACTTGCTACAGAGTATGACAGCTTTGGTATGTATAATATATCTAAAGAAGGTTTATTACAAGTATTAATGGAAGGTGGCATGCCTTTTGACTTGCAAGACATGTTTAATGA